GCCAGGACATGGCTGCGATCGATCTTGACCGTGGCATCAGGGTTGCCCGTAAGCATGAATGGCATAAGACCGAAACCTTGCTGAGCCATCATGACGACGAGTGGCTTCTTAACCTCGACATAGGTGTCGGTACGTTCGTCGGTCAGCTTGCCGATAATCTCATCGCCGCCAATCAGTTTGAGCGTAACGATGTCATTGAGTTTGAGTGGAGATTGAATAAGCATGTTTAATCCTTGTTTTGAACGGCACTAAAATTTTCTTCAACGTAGTCGGCAACTATCTGAAAGAATTCGTCGCTATTTTCTATTTGCATTGCCATGAGCTTATCACGGACCTCTTCGGTAATGCCGTGCCTCATAAAATAATATGCGACGGCTCGTGATACTGTATCTTCGCCGAAATATGCAACAGTATGGCTAATCATTATGCCACCACCTTTTCACCACGAGCAATCTGGATCTCAACATCACGGAATGTGACTTTGAACTCGATCTCACCAAGACGATCCTCAGAGATCATTGCCATCGATGTGCCGTTAAACCCATCGTTGTATTCGATATGATAGAAGTAGATGTTATCACCGAACGAATCGAGTGCAGAGAAGATCTGCTTTACCTCACCGCGAATCGTACCATCACAAGATTCCCAACGAACGCGGTCACCAACCAGAATGTCTGTAATCACTTGATTTTCCTTTCCAATTAACTTTAGGTTTTCTTAAGAACTTAGTAGTTTAAGGTAGAAATGGCTGAGAACAAGCCTTTGATGAACTTTCCAGTCTTTTGCGCTTCGTTATACAAGGCCGTTTTCATACCTCGCTTTGGTAGCTGACCGAAAGGCAATTCCACATCAACATGGCGACCATCCAGAATACCGTGGCAATACGAAACATCCCAAACGGGATAACCACGATCACTCAGAAGGCGAAGGCGAGTAATTTCAAGACCCGGCTCGGTCCAACACACAGTTTCTACACCGCGTTCTTGGTCTGAGCGAGTGTTGTGATATGCAATGCCGTTAACAAGGCCGTTAAATTCGCCCACGGCGGGACGATCAGTGGTAGCAAAAGCGGTAGTCATGACTTTTCCCTTTCAATCAACCTTATAATTCAATATAGAGTCTTTTTGAGAAAAAGGCAACAGCTAATTACGCTGTCCGGATAGAAAGCGACATCAAACCCTTAGCTGCTTCTGCCAGCTGAACGTCCATGTCACGAAAAATAACCTTAAACTTCATCATCTCCAAAGAGGTTTCGGGGAGACGCGTGATCGAGTGCTTTGAAGGCGACTTCTCGTTGTAATACTGAATATAGATCCAGTCGACCAGATTGCCTGCAGCATTCCAGCCTTTCGTGATCTTAACCACTTCACCCCGAATCGTACCAGCAGCAGATTCATAGCGAACGCGATCACCGATGAGAACAGTCTTAGGGGCAGCCATGATCAAAACTCCTCAATGCGAACTTCGAAGCCCCTAGCAACCAAAACATCACGCTGCATTTCTGCAAGGGTCTTGTCGTTGGTTTCCAGGACCGTCACTTCGTTCTTACCAGTCAGGTGACCGAAGCTGGAATTGCGAATCACTGCGTAAGTCATTTCTCTCTCCTTGACCTTATAATTCAATATAGAGTCTTTTTGAGAAAAAGGCAACCGTTATTTTTGCGATGGGCGATCAATCTGCCGAAGAAAGAACGAAGGCGTCTGGCCATCGAACCCGCCACCGAGATTGAGATGGCGACACGTCTCCTTAGCAATTTCATTAGTCGTCGCAGAGAGTACTATCTGATCGGTCTGTGTTTCGAAAACATCGAAACGGCCGACAGTGGCACTTTGAATTGCTTTGTAGTTCATCATAGTAGTCTCCTTATTTGCCATCACTTAAACCCCTGGAACTTCTCTTTACCAAACTTCTGCCCTGATGCTGTATTGTCGTATACAGGCGAATCATCGACGATGTCTTCCTGTGCTGATTGTTCCGCATCATAAAGTCTCATCTTAGGACGGTCGACACCGATCACAAAACGCTTATACAACTCAGGATCAGAATAACGATTCTTAAGTTGCTTGATCATAATCTGATTGAGAGCCTTCAGTTCGTCCGTTGCAATGAGCGCGATCATGAAATCTGCCGTAGCAGGCAGACCGAACGATTCGGATGTATCGGTCAGACTAACATCAGAGCTATCGAATCCTGAACGTGTCGTCTGTGTCGCTGAGATGACGGGTACGTTAAACTCAACAGCCAGTCCACGAAGCTCTTCGGCGATCGCCTTGATGTACGTATATGAGTTGACGTTAGCTCCTTGCTTGATTCTAGATGACGAGCAGATGTTAAGATAATCAATAAAGATAACATCAGGCACGAAGTTACGCTTGATCTTAAGTTCATTGAGCAGGTGACGGAAGTTAGCAGCACCTGCCGTAGACGTCGGATACTCTTTGATAATAAGACGGCCCGGTGTTTTCTGTTTGAGGCGCTCTATCTTCTTGTCGTACGTCTCCTTCGGCAGCATAGCAAGTTCATCGAGCTGCACATCCAAGAGATTGGCATCAATACGTTCAGCGATCTTCTCTTCGGCCATTTCCATCGTAATATAGAGAACGTTCTTGCCGTTCGCTAGATACGATGCAGCAAAGTGACACATCGCCAGTGTCTTACCAACACCCGTACCAGCCAGCAGAATGTTAAGTGTTTTACGAGGAATACCACCACGCGTAATCTTATTGAGCAGATCAAGATCGAATGGCAGACGCTCTTCCTTGCGATGATAGAACTCGAAACGTGATTGAGCATCCTCAATGAAGTCATGGCCGATTGACGTATCAAACGACACGGCCAAGGCATCAGAAAGCAACTGCGGAATAGAACCCTTAGCGAGCGCACCCGTCTTATCATCCATAATCTTGATCGACTGCATGATAGCATTGTAGATCGCTTTGTCCTGGCAGAACTTCTCTGTCTGGTCTACGAGCCATTCGATCTTAGAGATATGCTCCGACTGATCTGGAATATCCTCAATGACAGTCTTGCATTCTTTGAATTGATCCTCGGATACATCATTAATATTGTTGAGATCAACAATCATCGCTTCCTTTGTGGGGAAGGCATTGTACTTCCCCACATACTTGTCGATCAATTCAAATACAATGCGGTCGGTTCTATCATGAAAGTAGTCGCTCTTAAGAAACGGAATCGTCTTGCGGGCGTAGTTTTCGTTGTTAACCAGATTGTTGAATATTACTCGTTCGATATTCATAACTACCCCCAAACTTATTATTCGCCGTCTTCCATGTCTACTAGAACCTGAGCGACATCGTCTTCAGCTTCCATCATGTTGCCGGTCGATACCGAGTAACGCTTCTCGACAGCTTCTTGGAATGTCTTGTCGGTCAGGATCTTCAACCAAAAGTCTTTGCTCTGAGTATCATTAAAACGATACTTCTTGTCTTCAATCTCGCCGGTTGCGCCATCGACACGACTATACCAACCGTTCGACGGCTTGACGATATGACCTGTAGCCATAGCGATGTCGAGCAGACCCGACCACTTAGAGATACCACCCTCGAACGAGACTTCAACCGGAATCTTCGACTTCTCACGAACGTGACGAGACTTCTCAACGTTGATAATGAAGTTGTAGCCTGTGATCTCCGTGCCCGTCTTTTCTTGCTGACGACCGATGATGTAAATGTTATCGGCAGAGTAGTATGAGCCGGTACCACCACCAACGATTGCCTTCGGGAACATACCGATTTCCATATACGTATGGTTAACGACGACCATCGGAATATCCTTGATCGTAAGATGAGGCGTGATCATACGGAACAGCGACTTGAGCTGCTTGGCACGGCTCATGTCAGCAACCGACTTACCATCCATGGCATCATCGACTTCCTTCTTCGATGCGAGGTTACCAATAGAATCGATGACGATGATGACATGCTCGTTACGTTCAATGCCACCAAGCTGCTGCATGATATCGAACTTCAGCTGTTCAATGTCCGTGATGGGAGTATGAAGCACGCGCTGCATGTCAATGCCGATCGACGTAAAGTATGATTGTGGCGTACCAAATTCAGAGTCGTAGAACATGAGCACTGCATCAGCATACTTGTCGAGATATGCCTTGGCACAGATCAATGAAAACAAAGTCTTGAAGTGCTTGGACGGACCGGCAAACATTGTAAGACCAGGTGTCAGGCCACCATCGATACGACCCGAAAGGGCGATGTTGATCGCTGGGACTGCTGTCGTGATCATGTCCTTCTTAGTGAAGAACCTCGAGTCAGCAAGAATTGCAGTATCCTTGATGGTGGAATTTTTCTTGAGCTTATCTAGTAGTGACATATAATCTCCTTTGTATAGGGTCGCAACCCATTACGTATTTGTAATGTGCTTATCGTATAAAATCAACTGTTTATTATCGCATCCAGGTTTTGTTTTATAGGTTTAAAATTTGATCGTTATTCAAAATAACCTTCTTAGTTTTTTTGTCATAATTCTTTAAAATATCATCCCGACTAATTTCTAACACTTTGGATTTAGTATTATCATGTTTGTTTTCCACTTTAAAAGCAAGCCCAAAGTTAGCTGCAATCAAAAGAATTATTGCTAATGGATCAAACACTACTACGATAAGAATGATCACTGCTCGAACAGCATCATCAAAATGGCCCGCCGCATCCTTACCATATAGTAGTTCTGAAATATACTTTAGCGGACCCACCTCTGCTTCTGCTGCTTGCTGTGTAGTTCTAAGAGGCAATAGCTTAGCATTGAGTACCTCCAACTTTCTGGTTGAATCGCTAATTTGATTATCAATGCGCTGCCTCTCCCTTTTTTGACGGGAACGAATATAAACAGCCTCTTTTGGATCTGAGGTATTTGCAAAGCGATCTAGAGTGTCAAGAGAAGTTTGGGCATTCTTTAGCTTGGTTTCTTCGAGTGTGATTTGATATTCGAGAGGTTGAATTTGAAACTGAGATTGGTTTATTTCTGCTGACTGCGCAAGATGTGCCTTTGATAGATAACCAAAGGTTCCCATACTCGTAATCAGCATCAATATTACTACAGCTGGAACGAGATACAGCTTCAACGATAGTGGTGCGATACTCCAATGAGAGCTCAACCATCCAACTGATGAGACCTTGCAAATCTCCAGGGTAATCCCTAGAACAATGATTGCCCAAAAAGCACCAGAGAATAATGAAGCAAGACCGACAATGGAATAGAATGCCGAGATTGTAGATAGAAGCAATGCCGCTCCCATTACAATGTAATTGGTCAAGATTCTAGAATCTGGTCGAGCTTCCGTATGAACTCGTGTATTTTTTCTTTTCGGTTTGGCCAACGTATATATTCCTTTACATCTGCATCTTTAGCTAAGTTATTCAGAAGTGGTATAATTATGTTGTACATCTCACGTACTTTAGTATCAGCATTATTTGCAACTTCTTGTTCACGAGCTACAAACTCATCTTCACCTACAGCGGTAAATCCGAAGTCGAAATCGCCGTTGTCGAAATTAAAATCGGCCATGTGTTTTCCTTACTGAAAGAAGTCTAATAGAGTGGCTCTTGGTTCGGTTTCCCAGCCAATCGCATTGGTAATGGTCTTAATCGGCTCAAGGAAAGCTTTCTCGAACTGC